TAAGTTACTGACCCATCTAGGTCTAACTTGCGGTCGTCTAACTTCATGATGAACTTTAGAAATTAACCATCTTCCGCTTACTTGTGGTTCAGATTGCGTTGTACCAGTCTCGCCAGTAATTTTTGGAACATTTGCTGTAATCGTTTTCCCAGGCTCTAGAGTAGGATCTCCGATCGCAGTCATTTGCATCATCTGTTCTTGCATCGCTGCCATATTCAACTGTTTGTATGGAATTGAAGCAGGAACAAAACTCTTACCAACATTAATAGCCTGATTAGGATTAACAACTCTATGCACTGTTCTGTTTGCATTAGGAAACAAAGATAAGAACGAAGAAAGAGTTGTAATCAAACCAGCGCCAAGATTGGTTAATTCATTTTGCTGTATTTTAAAATCATTACTGACATATTTATGAGTGTGTGGGTCATACGTTGTAACACGCTGATTGATCACGCCCGCATGAATACGATTCATAGCATCCATATTCTGTTTGACCTGCCAAGCAAGGATATTGTTATCAACAACATTACCGAGATAATGACCGATGGTATTATCCTGTTTAAATGTTTTAACATCACCCTGTTGAAGCATGTATTCGAGCGATTGAAAATAAAAGCCACGCCATGTTTGCCAGAACATATAATTTGAACCTTTGTTCTGAGCTGACACAGCTTCTTTACGTAGGTTTTCGATAGCATGGTAAGATGGCTGGTTTGGTACAACGAACTTACGATTACCCTTTGTAGGCTCTGTAAAGATAGGCAACTGACTGTTATGAAAGTTTTTGTGTAAGTCGGCTACGATCTGATCGATTGTCGTATTGTAAGCTTTCTGAACCTGATTACCCTGACCCGTCAATGCTTCTCTGGATACAACTTCAAGCTTGTATGTTTTAGATTTCATTGCGCCTTCAATGCCAACATCCTGAACCTGATTCAAATGGAATTGATAGGAAACGCTAGTCCCATTAGGATTACGGAATGACAGGCTAACTGTTTCATCGCCAGTTATTTTAAGAGTACCAAGATAATCCTTATCATCAAGGACTTCAATTGTTCCTAAAACAGCTGGAGCAAACATTGACTCGAATATATCAAAACTGAGAAAATTGCCAGCTGCTTGCCAAGAACCAGATCTTGGCGAGTTAATAGTTAGATCATCAATTAGAATATCGCCTGGATTATGAGCTGCCATTATGTAGTACTCAAATCTGCTTTAAAGTTTTTAATGAATTGTGGAACGTATTGTGGCTGCATAACACGGATAGTTCTGTTACCCTGATTCTTTTCGTTTTCCATATCGTAGTTATAAACTGGCGACCAATATGCTTCTTCGCTCAGTGGTATAACTTGAACAACAGTATTGGTAGAAGTAATCGCAATGTTAGCGCCAGACTGTGTACCGTAGATATAACCGCCAGTAATAGTTGTGTTACCGAAAGTATGTTGAACGGCTAAAAGTCCAGAGTTAGCCTGAATGAATTGCGCCTGACCATTACCATTTAGATTAACAACTTCATTCGGAATAAGCGCCGATGTATCTGCAGTTGTGTTATAATAAACAATCTGATTTGTGTTCATAATCCAGTCAGATTGTGTTCTTGTATAACTTATGATGCTTGTTCCGTTATAAACTGGCTGCCAATACTTAACCAAATTGGCTGGTAATGCATTATACGCTGCAACTGTCAGAGCTGGTTGATCAACCCAGTTGTTTCTCCAGAAAGCAACAGTCGTCATAGCATTGGCGATCGAGCCATATTTCGTATTGATGAAAAAATTGAATTGATCTTGATCTAGATACCAGTCATAATATGGATCGATAATATCATTGGTAAGATAAAGAACCCAGCTCGAAAATGGATCTTTGAAATTTTCGTAGGCAACTTGATCAGCTCTTTTACCTGATGTAATATCTTGAGGATAAAAGATATATGGATTCTTTTCGACATTTGTAAGCGCAACAACTCGTTCAGTAATATCGACAATAGCAACATTGGATGTACTATTACCATACTGAATCTGATTGAAGTTTTTAAAGTATGTTTCGTATGCCATTAAAAGTTATCCACTAAAATGCTGACTTGACTAGATTAAGGAAGCCAGAACCCAAAGACTGAAGCGATACTTGATTGCCTTGCAAACCATAATCGCTCGACAGCCAGTATTCAATTTCCATAATTCCTAAACGGATTTGAACTTCAGTTGGAGCTGGTGAAGCTGATGAACCAAAGAACGATGGCTGACCAGATGGAGCAAAGTTAACATCAAAACTTTCAACAACAGCTGGCTTAAATACGTATGTAAAATAATTTGGGTCGTTAACGCTGACTTGAATTTGTACAATGTTAGGATAGGTAAGCAAAGAACCACCAAGAGCATTGTCGACATCGGGCAACATATTTGCTCTAAACGTATTAATGATAGCGTTGAGCTGTAACGATTCCTGTTCGTTGCTTGGCGTAAGTTTCCACTCGAGCGCATGCTTCTTAAATGCAGGCTGTTTAAACATAACAGTAAGAAACGGATTAGCAGCCACACCATTTAATGCGCCAAAAGCAGCAGCCTCTGGCGTTGAAGCAGCTTTAGAAAGAGCGCCACTAAACAGAGCAGATCCAACTCCAAGACCAGCAGCTGTTTTAACATTACCCTGCTGCAGCTGATTGATAGCAGCACCAGATAAAAGCGAAAGATTTTCTATATCGTATTGAACTTGTTGGCTGTCAACCATACCATTTGGCAAAGGCAGACGGATAGTTCCTTGATCAGCATAATAAACATTCTGCTGTGTAAGTGAAGGCATGTTATACTGATAGAAGGAAAACGACATCCAAAATGGTTGTTTCTGTAAGTCGTATGGGAATGCCAAATTAGAACCAGCAGCTGGAACAGCTCCAACAGGATTGTTTGTTGAATACTGACCTGCTGGCAAAGCTTTTGCCTGAGTCGCCGTAGATGATGTTGGTTTGTTTTGAGGATCAGCGTTGTAAGTTGCTGGCATTTACATTCCTTACTAAATATCTTTTTACTATTTATTGGGTGTCATGAATACTTATAAAGGATATTTCAAACCAAGAAATCCCGCCAAATACAAGGGCAATCCCTCGAATATTATTTATCGCTCTCGATGGGAATCCTTGTTGATGAGCAAATTAGACGAACATCCAGATGTTATAAGCTGGGGGTCGGAAGAAGTTGTCATACCTTATCGTTCTCCAATAGATGGCAGAGTCCACAGGTACTTTGTTGACTTTATCGTAACCACTATAAATAAACAAGGGATTAAAGAAACCACACTGATCGAAGTAAAACCAGCTTCGCAAACTCGCCCGCCAGTGCTTACTGAAGGCAAAAAGAATAAACGCTATATTCAGGAAGTTATGACTTGGGGTGTTAATGAGGCAAAGTGGAAAGCTGCTACTGAATACTGTAAAGATCGAGGCTGGAAGTTTCAGATATTTACTGAAAAAGAGTTAGGGTTGAAATTTTAATGGCATCACTTTTCGCAGATACGCTAGCGCAAGCTTCGGCAAATGACCTTAAAACAGGTACAAAAGAAGCCATTGACTGGTTTCGCAAACAAGCTTTATCGGTTAAGAAAGTCGATCGCCAGCAAATACTCGGGCAGAATATGCCGTTCAAACGCCAACAGATGCTTACTGAAAAGAGCATCGGCAAAATGTATATGTTCGTTTATGATGCCAAAACGAAGAACTTGCCTTATTTCGATGCGTTTCCTCTCATATTTCCTATAGAGTTTTATGGTGACAGCTTCCTTGGTATCAACTTACATTATCTACCACCAAAGACAAGAGCTCTGCTGATGGACGCTCTCTATACGCTGATAAATAATCAAAAGTATGATCAAACGACATTGTTAAAAATGTCATATCATATATTGAAAGGTGCTGGTCGTTTTAAATGGTTTAAACCATGCGTAAAGAAGTATTTGTTCAGTCAGGTTGGATCGCCTTTCATTTATATTTCGCCAGACGAATGGGACTTTGCTTTGATGTTACCGACTGAAAACTTCCAAGGCGCAAGCAAACAAAAAGTCT